GTAGAAGGTCATCGCCTTCTGTCCTGCATCGTTGGAATACCATCCCTCGGCGCAGACTCCGACTGCACGCTTCATCATCTCACGGGCGAAGTCGAATGCGGAGCCCGACTGCGAAAGATTGACGACGATCTCGGGATTCTTGAGGGTGAGCATGGACTTACTCCTATCGGGACGACGCCACAAGGCAGATTGCAGTCTTTGGAATGTTTGTAGTGATCTGAATGCGCGGGGGGATGAGTGCAGCCGTCCACGCGAGAACGGCTGCGATCATTATGCGGCTCACGGATCGACCTTCACGACAATCTTGGCTTTCTTGATCGCATTCTCAATGCGTTCCTCAAGACCTTGGGAGGCGAAAGCCATGACATCAGCCTCTGCCCGCTCCACCCACATATGAGGCTCCTTGTGGAGATGGGCAAGGCTAGTACCGTCCTCCGTGAGGATGTAGAACGACGAAATGCCGCCTGACTCAAGGGCATCGCAGAGGATGCCGTCAAGGCTCTTCAGATTGTTCGCACGAATCTTGACGATGAACTCGGCAGACATGGCGTTCCTTTCAGATGGCGATGAGGAGGAGTGCAACGAGGAGGAAGAAGAATGCGGCGGTCCCGCACACGATCTCAAGGGTAGATGGTTCGGAGTTCTTCATGCCATCGCCACGATTGGGACGACGCCCTGCGCCCTACCATAGCCAAGGAGAGTACCTGTCTCTTTCCGTGGCAATGTAGTCATACGCATCATCGACTGGATCGTAGTTGCTTGATTCCGTTGCGTTCCTGATGTAATCGACTATTTCCGCGAACTTTACGAGCCAAGGATTCCCCTCGGTCCAACCCGTTTCCACGGTGCGGGGCGAAGGAGAATGCTCATTGGGTAGCAGGAGGATGATGCGCGTATGGCGCGAACTGCCATACGTTTCTAGGGAATCGTATGCGCCTTCGGCATCGAACATGATCTCTCCGATGCCTACCTTGGTGATGATGGACGAAGGCTTGCCGACGAGTTCCTTTTCGATAAGGTGATCCACGGCATCAGCCATGCTCGTGAAGTTCCTCACTTCCGAACGGGAGATGTTTGGATCGGCGAGGAAACGCCTGACCGATCCCTCGTAGTCGTCTCCGAAGGCAATCTCCATTCCCACGGGACAAGCTCCGCTGTGGGTGCAGGAGAATTGCGTGATATGCATTCTGATTGTGAACGGCTCCATCGGGGGAAGGGTGGTCACGGACTCAATGCACATGAGGTTTGTCTCCTGCTTCTTTGAACGCTGGGATGACGCCATGCAAATCACCCTGCCGCAGCAAACTTCACGCTGCGACAGGAGACAGGGGAGAAAGATGTTTTTATTGACGCTACTGCTTCTGCCTAGCCTTCAGTTCCTCAATCTCCTCCTCGCGGCAGAAAGCCTCCAGGAGGGGCATAGGAATCCTCATCAGCATTTCGTGGATAGCCGTGGTGTCTCCTGCCATCAGGTCCTCACGGATGTTCTCCACCGCCAAATCGACAAGTGCGCACTGGTATTCATTGTCCATGACGATCTCCTTTGGTAAGGATCACTTCTCGCTGCGCCGACCTGCCTCAAGGATGGGCAGACCCGCCTCGGTGGGGATGTAGATGACGGCGTTGTTTCCTGCCTCAAGGTTCTGAATCCATTGCCAACGGAGGTAGGCATCGTTGTTCTTGAGGCTCTCGCCGATGATCTGATTGGCTTGCGCCACGCCCTTCGCACGCTCCACCTCGGCGGCAGCGAGGCTCTTGGCGGCATCGAGCTTGCTCTCTGCCTCAAGAACGGCGATGCGGCGGTTCTGCTCCGCCTGCGCGTACTCCGCTTCTCCCTGCATCTGCGCCGACCACACGCGGTACTTCGGATAGCCAACGGCTACGCCGATGACCAACACGACACAGGTCGAGATGGCGATGGTCGCGGTGCGGGGCGAGATGAGAGGGGCGGGATTGTTCGTGTAGCTGCTCATGGTGTTCCTTTAGTTCAGAAGTTTGTAAATCTGCTCTCGGAGATGGATGAGATGTCCGTCGCTGATGTCCATTCGCTCCGAAATGTCGGCGGCGATGTCCTCATCCGAAAGTGCGATCCGCGCTGCCTCAAGAATGGCGATCAAGTCTGATTCCGAAAGCGCGGAGATGACCTTATGGATCGGATGCATGGTATCCTGATCTCTGGGACGACGCCCAAACGCAAACAAGCCGTGCATTTTGTCCTTGAGGTCGCGTACCTCTCGGCTGCACGGCTTGCTGCCCCTTGCCTCTCGGGTATTATTTCCTAACTAGCGTCACGCAGAGAGGCATTACCTCTGTGTTAGCCCGAATGCCCATGCGCTATGGGACATCTTGTCACCAAAGCAAAGCCTTGCAATGCTTTATTTTGGCGTTCGTGTAGGCATGCAGGTATCCACCCGCCGCACCGTGCCTAAGCCCTGTTTATACTCGCACGGTCGAGTTTCCCATTCTAGGGATTCTCCTCCATCTCCGCATCAAGTTCCGCAAGAAAGTCGTCATCATAGTCATTATTGTCATCCTCGTCATCATCGGTGGCAACCCACGCCATCACGGTGCGGAGCAGATTATCGTAGTCTCCTGATGTTGCCTCCGCACGGAAGGCATCAATCTCCTCGTTCGGAACGCCACCCATGCGCAGGGCGCGGGTGGTCCGACCGATGATGGAGAATGCGTTTCCATCCTCTCCGACAAGGCGAACGCTGATGTTGGGATACTTGGTGCTCATGGCTGTTCCTCCTTCTGGGACGACGCCTTCTTCAGTTCGGAAAGCGGGTCGATTTCACGGATGTCGGAAACGGACGATTGCCGTACATCAAGCTCAAATATGCCTAGATCCTCGCTCCATTCGCCAAGAATGGCTTGTTCCTCCGCATCCTCGGGAGAAGAAGCCTCGACGATAACGGTGCGATCCTGCACGACAGTCTCACGCATGGTGACTCGGTACGCCCTCATTGCGGTGCTATCGTTCATGGCTGCAGGTCCTCTGGGACGACGCCATGTCAGTCGTTGTCGTACATGGACACTCCGACCCTCTTTCCCTTGAAGGCATTCGCATACGCGGCAGCGATCTGCATGGCATCCTTCTCGGCTCGACAGACGAAGTGATGGTCGCGCTCGCCGCTCGTCAAGTCGTAGCCCGAACCCATCTGCTTGTCCTTCAGGCGTTTGTCGAGCGTGTCGAACACGGACTCCATGAGAGTGTAGTCCTTGGAGACGATGGTGAAATCGAAAGTTCCACGCTTTGTCTTGGTCGGTGACATGGTGATTCCTTTAGGTTGTGGCGTTGGCGACAAGAAGGGTCTGCACGGCTTCCTCGACGCATTCCAGTGCCATGTCGATCTCAATGGGTGGGACATCGGAACCAGCCACCGCACCCATGCACTCCTTCACGGAATCCCATGCCTCCACAAGGGGATCATGCTGCACATGAGAACCGCTCACGGACTCGATCATGCAGATGATGGAGTCGAACAGGTACTTCTTCTGCGCATCGCTGAAGAAGCCTCCCGAATCCTTGATGCACTTGTTGAGCAGGTTGCACGCGACCATCACATTGGAGGACGCAAGTTGTTCGTAGAGGTTCTTCATGTCTGCTGCTCCCTTGGGACGACGCCATCAATCGTCGCTGTCATCGTCATCCTCGTCGCTCTCGGGAGGATCGAAGTCGATCATTATGGCGGTCACGCGACCGTTGCGGTTGCGCCTCACGAACACGGGGTACACGCCGTCGCCGTGGGTGGTTCCCGTGCAGAAAGCCATGTCGTTGCCGCCGAAGTTGCCGCAGCACTTCTTGGACAGCGAGGCTTCGCAAGCCCCGCTGTAGTTGAGGCCAGGCTTGTCGCCGTACTCGTTCTCGAAGTCCTTCTTGATGTAGCACGGGTCGATCAGCATGACCTGACCCGAATCCACTCCGATGTATCCGACCTTCTCAAACTTGCTCATGGTGAGTCTCCTTTGACAACCAGTGCTCTGGGACGACGCCGATGTCGAGTTATCCCGCCCCAAACTTCACGGGGCGGGAAGGGTGCCTCGGTCGCTGTTCGTCAGGCGATGACTGCGTCTGCTAGTTCTCGCCTCGCCTCGGACTCGCAAAGGTCAAGATCGCGCTTGATGGAGTCCTTGATGCGCTTGAGCCACTCGGAACGAGTCTCGTTCTGTGCATTCGTCTTCATGCCGATGTGGTCGCGCACATCCTGCATGGTGAGTGTGAACTTGCTTCCTTCAATCGCCCACATCTTATGGGCTACCTTGAAGCGGGCGTACGCCTCTGCTGCATTCGCGTCCGTGATCCTGTCGATCCCGATGAGAAGAGTTCCCCAGAGGATGTAGTTGGTGACGGGATTGAATCCCGTAGACTCACCTTCTGCAAAGCAGAGAGTTTCGTGATTCTTGATGGCAGAGAGGTCGTACTGGAAAGCCATGATGCTGTCTCCTTTGCTTCCTTCATGCCCTGGGACGACGCCCATTGAGATACCGTAGCAATGCTCGTTCCTTCTGCTTCGCTTCGATCATCACGTCGTAAATCCTATGCTCGCAAAGGCTTGGGATTTCCCGATCCACCCAGTCTGCGTGAGCTTGGGGGATATCTGACGAGCGAGGCTCGCTGTAGTGAACCTTGGGGATTCTATCGCCGTCCCATGTGGAGAAAGCCATGCTCGCGGCATCAGCAAGCGAGCGTCCTCCGTCATGGAGATTGTGATGGTGGATGTCGATTACGAGTGGCACTCCACATCCCTCATGCACGGACATGAGATCGTGAATCGACCACATGGAGGTCTTGTCGTCGTTCTCAAGGGTGATGCGGCAACGCACATCAGGCGGCAGCGATTCGTAGGCTGCGATCCACCGTGCGGCTGCTGCGGGCTTGTCTCCGTAAGTGCCTCCCATGTGGATGTTTATGGGAAAGTCGCATCCCATGCCAAGCAGGTCGCCAATGACGGAATGCATGACAAGGCACTTGATCGACTTCGCCACCACATCGTCGGATGGCGATGCAAGGCATGTGTACGGACCAGGGTGCATGGAGAGCCTGATGTTGTTTTCCCGCGCGATTTTTCCCGCCCTGCCCATCACGGAGGCAATGGTTTCGTGATCGTCGAGCTCGGAAACTGAATAGCCAAGCGTGGGATGATCGCCGAACGGCAGGATGCCCGACCCTACGCGGAAGAAGCGGATGCCGTTTTCGGCGTTCCACTCCATGACGCGGACAAGATCCTTGGCGTTCTTGAGGGCGAGTTCGCTCACCCTGCGGAGCGAGAATCCGTCCATGCGGAGCGTTCTGTCCGTGAACACCCGCTTGGAGGCGGGCTTGATGTCCCCAAGGGTCATGTTGACGCATGCGTAGCCAAGATTGCGAACGGGCATACTGGACTCCTGCGCCGGGGCGACGCCTATGCTGGATTGTAGTAGGCAGATGCTTACCTGCTGCTCATCGGCTCCATTTCGGTGCGATGTTCCTTCTCGCCCTTCTGCTCCTCTCCCTCAATGCGCTCCACGGCTGCTGCGAGACGGACAATCGTCTCATCCATCTGACGCAACTGATTGGTCAGGGCGGAGATACGCGCGTTGAGGGTGTTGATGCTGTCCGAAATCTGCGGGATGGTTCCCTCAATGAACCTGCGTCCCATGATGGTCATGTGAAATGGAGTATCCATAGTCATCTTCTTCCTTGGGACGACGCCCTTGATCCGTCAAGCCTCTGCGATCACCACGAAGCCTTGCGACACAAGGTCGTCCTTCGCCTTCTTCACAGACGCGGGGTTGCGGCTGTTGAGCATGGCGAACTGATCCGTCCGCGTGGGGGTTTCCGCCCTTGCACAACGGAAGGCTGTGCCTCCGCGCTTCATGGTGCGCTTGGCGTAGGCTTCCCAATCCTTGTTCTCGGAGTAGTCCGAAGCAAGGGATGAGATCAGAGTCTCAAGATGGAAGGTGGAGTCGGGATGTCCGCTGCTCCACAGCCGCTTCATCTCCGCGTCCACGAGTTCTCGGACATCATGCTTCTCGATGTAGACATCGGTGCAGCCACCATGACCGCTATTGCGGGCGTAGCCGACCTTCTTGCCATCGAAGAACAGGGCAGCCTCAAAGCACATCGTTTCCTCGCTCATGCTCTTGAAGTGCTTGAACGACTTGAAAGAGAAGCGATCAGAAAGAGGCTTCACAAACGAGTGAAAGTCATTCCACTCCCTGTCGAAACTGGCGGAGAAGTCCTCAAAGTCGGTGTTGGCGCTGATGGTCATGCCATTAGTACCGACTGGGACGACGCCTAAAGCAAGCGAAGGGACTCGAACCCTCAACAACCAGCATGGAAGGCTGGAACTCTGCCATTGAGCTACGCTTGCAATAAAACACACGGAGCAAAGATCGGAGACATTGACCTTCACTCCGTGCGTTGGGGTGCTTACGCGATCTTGTCTGCAATGAGCGACCAGACCTGAAGAAGCATGTTCTTGATCCAGACGACTCCCTGCCAAGAGAATGGAAGCAGAGCAAGGGTGATGAGAAGAGAGCGGTTGAGTCCCATCTTGCACAGCCAGCGACCAAGCCAGCTGCCACAGCCCTTGTCCATTTCACATGAATTATTATCGTTCATGTTTTTCGCATGCGTCCAGCGACCGCAAGTCCATTGATTTCATCCTCTCGCTGGGAGGACGAAACTGATTCTAGGAACCAGATGATGACTTCATGGACTTTCTTGCCGTTCTGGCCAAGATTTCTATGGGGTCACCCAAGAAGGCAACCTCTTCACGAATCAGTCGCTCCACACGGGGGGCATTATTGGTCATTTCAGTGCTAACAGTAATGAATCCAGCACGCCTCTCCCGTGTCACGAAGGTACCGGGCTTGAGTCCCCATCGTGATTTCACAATGACTTTGCTCTTGCCATCATTGCCCGTCTTCATGCCGCAATGCAGCGTGATGTTTCCGTAGACCCTGTTGCTGCTGGTGATTGCTTCCCACCAGAAGCTCATGGTTCCACCGTATGTGCGGTTGTCCTGATAGTTCATGGTAACCGACCATGCAGGAAACTCATCACGAAGCCGTGCGGTGATCGCATCGGTAATCATTTTGGCGGTTTCAGAGTGGGACATGGACAAGTCCTAATTGGGACGACGCCACGGCGACGGCAATCAGCCGATCAGACCGTGTTCTCGCATTGATCGAACGGTTTCCATCCCGATCTCGCTCTGTTCCATCCCAATTTCGGAGAGTTCCTTGAGATCGAAGTTGGCGTAGTTGCCGCAATCCCGCATCGTCTGTACCCATCCGAAGGCTGCACCATCGGGATCGGACTCGATCACGTACCAGAATTGATGCCTGTCCGATGGATTGCTGATCTTCATCATGATCCTCGCCCTGTCTCCGTAGAACTCCGATTCCCCGATCCTGGGAGTCCTTGGAGGAATGACGAACTTGCCACAGATGACAGGCTTATGCAGCATCTTTAGTCTCTACGGGCGTAAGCCATCGCGCCCAACCATCGAAATCGTTGATGGGGGGATTGTCAGTCTGGATCATCCAGAGAGAATCCTCCTCTGGATCTGACTCCCTGACTCTGGACACGAGAGCAAGCGACCTGTATCCGTAGTTGAAGTGAATGGAGATCGTTCGGATGCCCTTTTTTTCGTGGAATCCGCTCTTCTCATCCCAGTCCGTGCCATTCAGGTCCGTAATGACGCAACTGGTGGGTTCATCGTCCTCCCACAGTTCGCTTTTCGCAACACGGCAGATGGCTGTCGCGCTGCGGTCGGTGAGAGTGACAAGCGGACCGTTGGGATGCACAAGCGTCACGCGGCTGTTGATGTCGTTTTCTCCCATGCGAACCAATGCCCTTGCCCGACCCCGTTCAGTGAGGAAAAGGGCAATGGACGACCCCATCTCATCCTGATCGTCCTCGCTTTTGAGCTTGTTGATGACGGATGACAGCCAATGTCCCACGGATGCGAATGCCGAGTCCTTCAGCGATGTGATTGTGAGCATTTCCCTCTTCCTTCTGGGATGACGCCTTTACGATGGTGCTTCGACGATAGTGGCAGTAAGCCGCTTCGATTGTAGTTGGTCGCGCTTGAACTCCGCATGCTCCTTGAGACAAGTAGCCACTACGGTCATTCCTTTCGCGTGTGCTTCAACGGTCTTGTCCATAGCCGCCATTGGCTCTAGCCGCGTCACCGTGATGAGGGTCTGGATAACGTACTCAAAGGTGTTCACGGAATCGTTGTGAAGCATGACATTCCACATGGGAGGCTGCTTCGGTGCGGGCTTCGACGGCTTGACGGTGGGTTTTTCTTCGATCTGCATGAGTGCTCCTCTGCACTTTTTTCGGATGCGCCCCCGATAGGATTCGAACCTACGACCTGCGGTTTAGGAAACCGCTGCGCTATCCTCTACGCTACGAGGGCTAAAGTCTTATTTTAGTGGGTGAGTAGTCGGGATGCAACACTTTGTCCCGCAAATCTCATTGCCCAATCCGATAACTCGTCACCGCCCCTTGGCAGCAGCAAGCACCAGTTCGGCAATGGGATCCCCAAGGAGGGTCATCATCGCCTTGACAGCGTGATTGCGAGTCTCCTCCACACGGGGATTGAATCCCGTCCACACAACAGCCTTGTCGTTATACGCAGGTGCGATAATCGACTCTTCGTACGGTCTGGCGATTCCTGCCCGCGTCCAGAAGGAGATGACGTGAGCAACCCTCAATCCACCGTCATCACGCTCGACCCTGATCTTGACGCGAGTGGTAGTTCGGTGCGGCACGATCATCATGCGCATGCGATACGAGGAATCATGCTGCGTATCCTGCTTGAACTGCACACGAACAAGGCGGCGAAGTCGATTCAGTTTCTTCGTATCGGTGGCATCTGCCACCAACTTGGATGCGTCATGTTCTGGGGTGCTCATGGATGCAACTGCTCTGGGACGACGCCGTTCGGTGCTAGCGCGGCGACCCCGTCAATGCACATCTTCGCCTTTTTGCTTGCATGACGCACAAGGAATGGATCCTGCATGAAATCCCATGCGTCATGGTGGGTCATCTCCTGCCAGCCTGCGGAACAGCAGAGAAAGTATCGTGATTCGATGCCAGACCCTATGGATTCCCTCAAGACCATCAGTGGATCATCATGGCGCAGCTCCACCACATCTCCAACGCTCAACGACCTGCATCCCGTTGGCTGACTTGTATTTCCCCACGCGAATACGGATTCCAAGGCAATATTGATGCTTGGTTCGTCCACGGCAATGGTTGCTTGGAGGTCGCGTTCGTAATGAATCTTTGCCTTGTACATCATGGCATGAAGGATCCTGGGATGACGCCTGTGCTAAATGTCTCTTCGGGTGCTTCTTACGCCCATCCGCGATCCTGCATCTCGCGCGTTGCGCCGTCGATTGAGCCGTTCGAGGAGAGTTCGCAGATCTGCCAACGGAGATCGTCGCGTTCCTTCGTGAGTTCTGCGATCTGCTTCAAGAGACTCGCCACTTCCCCGCCTGCCTCAACGGAGTTCTTCTTGCCTGCCATTGCTAGATCCTCTTGAGGTATTTACAAGCTCAAACGGACAGAGTGGGATTCGAACCCACGGTAGGATTGCTCCTACACAGCATTTCCAATGCTGCTCCTTCAACCGCTCGGACATCTGTCCAGACAATCCCATTCTAGTCAGCCGAAGCGATCCAGAAGAAGATAATACCCTTTCCAGAACCAAGCGGGCTGCATCCATGTCGGAACGGTGGAGATCCACCACGACATGATGCGTTCCAGACAGGTGAGCCAGAAGGGTACTGTATGCATGGATTTGCCGCGCCTGGGACGACGCCTACTCCTCGTCCTCGTCATCGAACAAATCGTCCTCATCGTACTCCGCTTCGCCTTCCGTAGCGGACAGTCCAAGAAGATTGATCGTCAGATCGTTGGAGTAGCAAGTCCCGCATCCTGCTCCGCTATCCGTGTTGAAGGACCAGAACATGGAGTCGATCCTCACGCCAACGGACTCGCACAACTTTTGCCAGATGCCATGAGCCTTCTTTTCAGTAGAGGCATCGGCGCATTCAAAGCGCATGTTGTCCGCAAGATCGACCTCATCCGTGCCGCCCCAATACAGGTAGGCAACGGAGTTGATGCCACGGGACATGGCGAGCACCGCGAGGATCGCATGGACTTCATCCCCACCGTCATCCCCTGCAAGTTTGCTCAACCGACGATTGGCGTCCACCGCGCCGACATCATCGCGCTTCAGGACGCGCTTCAGCACATCCTTTGGAACGGCATTTCCCATGCCTTTTTCAACCATGATGGCAGCAAAGTCCTCAAGGTTCTTACGAGCCTTGAAGAACGGTCGCCCTTCCGTCTTCGCGTCAAGGGTTTTCGAGAGCTCCAGGCGGAACTTCTCGTCATTGATGCTGCAAAGCCATTGCGGGTGGATGGGTGGGAGTTTCGTGGTCATGGCTGATTGTCCTCCGGGATGACGCCATCGTCGAGATCGTCGCTCTCGTCGCTGTATTCCTTCTCTCCGTTGAAGTAGTCATCATCGTCATCGTCGCCATCATCGTCCCAGACGGGAGAGCCTTCGATGACCTCAATGGTAAGCAGATCCACCGTGATGGTGCTCGTATACGAGTTTCCATCTCCCGTGCCAGAATCGGTGCAGTAGACCCAGAATGGCTCGTCCTCTGGAATCTGGACGGCATCGCAAGAGGCGCACCAGATGTCCCATCCGTTCTTCAGAAGCGTTTCATCGTCATCGAACACATTGAAATCGCAGTCATCCTCCATGTGAACTTCGTCATTGCCACCGACGTAGCGATAATGAACTGCGCGCAGACCACGCGACATGGCGATGACGGCAGCGACTATGAAACGCTGATCGAAGGTGCTTGAATCCAGATTCGCAATGCTGATGAGGCGATTGGACGCGATGTTTTCGATCACATCGGGTCTGGACATGACAGCCTGACGGAACTCCTCTGGAAGAGCCTGCTCCATTCCATTGGAGGCAAGAAGGGCGAGGAACTCCATCAGGTCGGAACGGCTGTTGGAGAACCTCTCGGTGTCGAACAACTTGTCGAGCGTCTGCGAAAGTTCCCCGATGAAGCCGCTATCAGAAAGACTTTTCAGCCAAGAATGATGGACTTCGGGCATGATGCTCATGCTATGCCCCCCTTCTGGGACGACGCCCCTGTCCTCGCGCAGTCATCAAGGATTTTTTCCCGCGAAAGATGGGCGTTCATGCTTTTGATCTGGTGATCCATCGCAAGAATCTCCGCCGCCGCTTGGACAAGCCACGCTTTAGAAACGGGGTTTTCCTCCACCTGGGCCAGAGACATGAGGTTGTCGATGTGTTGCCTGCTCATGGCATGGCTGCATCTGGGACGACGCCTATGGGCGGTCGGTTCCGATATCCCCTGGCAGAACTCCGTCATACTTGTCGTATGGAGGTTCTTCGGATGCGGCATCCGGGGGAAGTTCGGGCTTTGTCTCCGCGAAGAACAAGTCCCATCCACGAGTCTTCGCGTACTCCTCGCGCCAATACCCATGACGAGCGCACACTTCCTGCCTCGCCTCGTCGCGTTCCTTGAGAATGACGCGAGTATCGTCCTTCCACACCTCAAGCACTTCCTCGGCATGCTTGAGGGCTTCCCGCAGCCGCACGATCTCGTCGGCGGCAAGCTTGAGTACCTGCGGAGACAGGTGCTCCAACTGCGACGGATCAAGCAACTCAACGATATCCTTGCCGACATGGTAGGTATGAGGATTCATGCTTGTTCACGGTCCTGGGACGACGCCAACGATATCAGCTTTATAGCCGCCTTGACGGCTTTTCTCCTACGAACAGCCAAAGGGATGCAACTACTGCACGTGGGAAACCTGTGCAGGAAGTCAATGACAAGTTCAGTGGGGCTGCTTCCGCAGAGGATGGGCGCTCCCTTTTCCCCAGATAGCAGGAACACCTCGTCATTGCTGTCGCGCAGAAACACAATGCCTGCGTCATAGAAGCAAATGCTTCTCACATTGACGCTGTGTATCGGTGCTGCATTTTCCATGCTAAATGCGCTCGGCGGGACTTGAACCCACGACCAATCGGTTAAAAGCCGATTGCTCTACCAACTGAGCTACGAGCGCGTGAACGCCCATTATAGTGGGCTGAATCGTTTTTACCGCCTGCCGATGTTCATTCCCACCGCGATGTCCGTTTCCTCTGCCTGATCGGAAAGGAGATCGTAGACGAAGGAATACTGCGCCCACTTCTCCTTTTCCACAAAGGACTTACGAGCATGGTTGTAGATTGTCCACAAGCAATCCACACCGGGGGTGTCTGCGGCATCATCGACTTCGTAGCCACCGAATCCGCTCGAATGATGACTCTTCATCAAGAACGGGGCAATGTACTCCACCTGACAGGTGGATTGATCGTCGTATTCGTTCTTGATCTTGATTCTTGCCTCCATGCGCTCGTAGCCCAAGCCAATGAGGGCTGTGCGAGTGGCGACAAACACGTCGTTGACATCCCACTTGATGCCGCCGATATGGAGCATTCGCAGCATTCCCGCAATCTTCTCGTCATCCCACAGGGGATGCGGAATGAGATGGGACATCAGCGGGCATGCCGTCGAAAGGCTGATCCACGCCTCCACCTCGTCGGAAGGATCGGGAAGGCGGAGATGACTGCACATCCTCTGGAGGACATCCATCGACATCCCCTCCCCATCCTCCTCCATCCACAATGAGATCGGACTGCGGATGAGCGTCATTTCCTCCTTGACGCAGGTCAGATAGGTGAATCCCTTGCCCAAGAAAGGCGAGTCCTGCGAGACATCTCCTTGCTCGTACCCGCCATTGTCAGACATGATTCGGTAGGAAAGATTGGAGAATGGGTCGGCGCTTCCGGTCATGCCTGCGCTGCCTCTGGGACGACGCCTTCGCACAGGACGGATTCCCCAAGAGGAGTATTCGCCTTGTCCATCTCTTCGGACAACTTCCGCGCACCCCGCGCCATCCATGCCTCCATAGGCATGTTCTTGAACCAATCCTGCACGGTCGGGATGCGCCCCATGTCCTCAAGGACATGCTGCTCACCGATGGCTCGGATGGGAACGGAACGACCATCGCTCTTGCGGGTCAGCACCGTGCCGAACACCTGCTCGGCAAGGAAGATGCCGAATGAGGAGTGAAGAAGGGCGCGGTGACGGACATCGGGCAGATGGCTCTTCGTCTGGTCGAACCAATCGTGGATGTGCTGATAGTCGGAGGCTTCTCCACCGAACTTCTTTGCGGACGACTTGGCGTGGTAGTAGGGATGGCTCATGGTCATGCTCCTTCTGGGACGACGCCCTGCATCAGTCTTGAGGATAGGGAATGTCGATTCCGTTCCACATGACTCCCTCGTTCTCGACCGATTGATACTTCGTCACCTCCACATCGACCCCCAGACTGTACGAGAGATCGTGAAGGTCGATGGAAAACTCCCCATCCCTGTAGTAAGGTTGATCGTTTCCGAAGCCTTGCGGCAGTACGAGATAGACGAACTCGTTCATGTCCACGATGCCGACATCATCTGGATCGACATTCTTCCCGTTGCGAGTCAGGTAGATGTTATCCACGGAGCCTTCGTCGCCGCCACCGTAGAAGTTGAAGGAAACGCTTGAGTAGCCCGCGCGGTACAGCATCATCGCATAGGCGAAAGCCATTCCCCCATGCTGTGCCGATTCTCGCTCCCACCGTAGCGTCCAATCCTGCTCTTCAAGGCTCGTTCCCATCTCGGCAAGGCGCTTGACCGCCACAAGTTCGTCACGATGCTTGCGAAGCTCGGCGGTGGGAATGGCGCGGATCATCAGCGGACACATCTGCACGAGAGACACCGCCAACGGCTGATTCTGGGCGGGATCAATACCGAAGGTCTTGCTCCACTTGCTTACCCACTTCTGCATGAGAGGGGCGTAGACCTCATTGAAGTGCTTGGTGTAGCCACGCCGCTCCTTTGGAAACGGCTTCAGTTCGTCCTCGATGCTGATGGTCGGGTTCTTCATGCCTTCTGCTCCTCTGGGACGACGCCATGATCCCGCGTTCCCACCCATGTAGGCTTGATCCACACCGTCTTGACGAGCGAGTTCCGCTCGCCATGCCGCTGCTGCCTCATGTGTCCTCGGCGCAGATGGAATCGGGGACTCGCATGGGAGCCGTTCTCGCTAGACGAGATGGCTCGGGACAGGGTCATCACCTGCCCTTGCCACAGTTCGCCCTTGCCCTTCTTTGGGTTCGCGGGACGGGCAAGGTACGGACCTGGTGCGTGGATGTCCCCAACGGTGTTCATCGCAATGAGCAGCTTCATGCCCATGCGGAACGCCCATTGCGTCTGCGCGGAATCCATGTTCACCAATGGGTTGTCGGCAGGATCGACGGGGATTCCGTTCCTGTCGTACACCATCTTGCTACCGTACTTCTCCATCGTGTCCGACCACGGTCCCTCGCACGGAATGCGAACCCACCCCATGTCTCCCTTCGTGTCGAGCATCGTGCCTTCCAGGACGGGACGGTCGCGCAGGGTTGTCTGGGAGCCGTCATCCACCTGCACGGCAGCAACGAAGCGGGACAGCGTCACGGCTACGGGTGCAACCATGATCTTCTGCTCCATGAAGTCCATGCTGTACGGCATGTACGGAGGCTCAATGGGAAACACGAACATCACCGAATCCGCAGGGAACCGCACATCCGCGAAGTCGATGTTGCTCACATCCGTCTTATCCAGAGCGTCGATGAGCTCGCGGCTCGGGAAGTAGGTCGGGGCATTGAGTCTACGTAGCGCCCCTGCCGCATCGACCACGCAATCGGTCAGTTGCTTCGGAGGAGTGAATCCCATTTCCCTCATGTCCGGGTGGATCACCGAAAACGCGGTAGACCACCAGAAGCGCGGGTGCATGTACCCGCTTGGCGGCATGATCCTGCGCGGCATGAACTGATCGAACTGACCCTTGTACACTGGGTCGCTCTCGATGAACTCCGCATTGATCCGAAGGGCAAGAGCAAAGTTAGTATCCATGTTTCCCCTGCCTCTGGGACGACGCCTATTCCGGGCATGAACCCATGACTTCGTACAGTCCGTGCGTTTCCAAGCTAGACGGCTCGACTTTCCTCAATCCTGCCTTCTCCGCAAGCAGTCGGAAAGAGGCGTAGACCCTCTTCTCGTCGCGCGAATCGCCGCGATAGTCCATTCTCTGGCACTCCATGTCCTGCCACCTGTTGCTATCGCAAGATGTGTAGACGCCGACGATCTCGCCGTTTCTGACGAGGATTATCGCTGCAACTGCATCATCGCCGTTGCTCGGGGAGCAGATGAGGATGGAGAATCGGGAAGCCCCCTCGGGAGCATTGCTGCTCCCAGAGGGGGGGATTCCTTCGATGCCATTCCCGCCGTTGCTCACGCGCCCACCGTGGCGGCAGACCACGAGTAGAGCTTGCGCCGACCATCGCCGCTCTCGGCGGTGATCTGATCGTCCTTGCGGAGATGGGAGAGAGCCGTGCCGATCTGACCGCTGATGCTCTCGGGGACATTGATGCCCGCGTTGTCGTAACGCTCACGCACCAGACCCTCAATGGCATCCGTGCCCATCGGCATGGTGGAGTTCTGGAGGATCTCGCTCACGATCTGCTTGACTCCCTTGCCATCGGGACCGTTGGGACGACGCCCAGCCGTGCCGCCAGAGGTGGCATCGTCGGACTTCGCCTTCGGCTTGCGACCGACCTTCGGCTTCGGCTTGGCAGCAGCCTTCTCTGCCTTCGGCTTGCGACCGACCTTCGCCTTCGGCTTGGCAGCGCGCTGCGCGGTCGGCTCGGGGGTGCTGCTGCCGTTCAGCAGAGTCCCGATCTGCGAAGCGACATGGGCGCGGAGCGCACTCTGCCGCTGCGAATCGGAACCCGCCAGACGGTCGAACTCGGCGGTTGCCGACTGAATCGTTTGCGCGAACTTCGCCATCGCGCCGAAGTAAGTCGCGGGCGGGATGCGAAGCGCGTTGCAGATGGCAAGCGGATTTGCGGACGGGGGAAGGACGGTGTTGTTCTTTGCCTTGCGCGGCATTCTGAAGTTCTCCTACGGGGCTGTTGTGTTGGCTTCCCTTGCCCGCGAGGGGAAGCCCCCTCCCCCAGACACTTCTTTGGTCATGGGGGGAGGGGATTTCTTGTCTGTGATTACTGCATCGTCGGGACGACGCCCTTGACCTTCGTGATCGCGGACTTCACCTTCGGGGTGCGGGGCTTGGCGACCTTGACGGGCTTGCTGCCACGGGACTCTGCTGCCGCGATGTACGCAGCCTCCAGAGCGGCGAACGCAGCATCGTCCATTGCTCCCGCGATGTTGGCGCTGCCGTCAGCGACGAACACCGTGGCGACATCACCCATGACGGAGGAGTTGGGAGCCTTCGGCGTGGAGCCGATGGGGTCGAGGACGGCGCTTGCTCCGTCGATCTCCTTCGTGGCGGCGGCGTAGACCTTCTTGATCTGCTCCGACCCGCCCGTGACAACGGGAACGCCCACCGACTCCGAAGCCACCGACTGCGAGTGTCGGAACATGAGGTTGTTCACAAGCTCGCGCTTGGTGTTGTCCGACAGGCGCGGAAGGATGAACTCCACGATCCACTCCGCAAGCGGAGCGTTCTTCGCAACGCTCTTGGCAGGAGCGCCGATCTGGAAGCCGCCGCCGATGATGGCAACGGTCGTGCCGTCGAACTTCGCGCTCGGGTTGTTCATCACGAACGCACGGTCCGAATCCTCGTTGTCCTTGCCATGCGGAGTGAGAGCCGCCTTGCGAAGCATGTTGGACGCGATCTGGTTTGAAACGGTAGTGAAGAGGTTGCTCATGCTTGTCATTGTTCCTTCTAGCCTGTAGCCCGTTTTGGGATGAGGCGTTTCTGGACTTGCTCCCCACCGTGGGGAGGTTGTATGAGATCATGCGGTGGGACGACGCCCATGTCAAGTGGCTTGGACAAGAAATCTACAAATATATGAGATTATTTTTCCCGCCCGAATCGGGTTCCCTCCCTTTCAGGAAGGAACTCCGATCTGAACGCACTCACCGAACGGCGGCTTCTCTGCGGTGGTCATAACCCAGATGACATCCATCGAAGGCTTGCTGCCGAAGTTCCCGTAACCATCGGTAATGTAGACACATACATCGACTCCGATTCGGTTCTCTTCAAGGTGGGAGAACACGGGGGCGAAGTCCGTGCCGCCGCCGCCCTTGAACTTGGTCGGCACGGCTTCGCAAGCGTCGAGCCACCGTCCTGCGTGAACCTCGGCATCACAGTCGATCAGGTAGAGGGAGCATCCGAACTGCTTGCGGATTTCCTCAATCTCCGCGACCGCCTGTGAGATTTCAGCCTCACCGATGGAACCCGAAGTGTCAACGGCGAATGCGATCTTCGGTGCATTGAATCCACACGGGGACGGAAGGTACATGTCCCGCCAGACGAAGCGGCGGCTCGGCGGCACGAACTGATAATCGTCGCGGCGGTCGCGGCTCACGCCGAACCGAAGGTACTGCCGCAACTTCTCGCCCCACGGAACCTTACTGTCCACCTTCTGCGACACCATGCGCTCAAGACCTTCGGACAACTCGCCCTGCTGCTTGGCGTAGGCTGCGGCGCGGGCAATCGCCCTGTCCCAATCCTGCTCCGACTGTCGCTCCTCGTCGCCGCGCTCACGGGCGACCTTCTCGCCGTCCTTCGGTTCGCTGTTGGGATTCTCTCCGTCCTGCATGTCCGCACCCGTGCCGCCCACGCTGACCTCGCCGCCACCGCCGCCGTTGCGGACCAGGTCCTCGTAAATCTGCTCCGAAGTCAGGTCGCGGTACTTCTCGTCAAGGCAACCGCCTTCGATCCAAGAATCATGTCCCATCTGGTCGATCAGGATGAGATTCTCCGCGAAGTCGTTGGCGGCGTTCCAGAGCATCGGGTCGCGGTTGAGGCG